GACGGCCTCCAGGCCGATCGGTGAGATCAGGTCGTATCGAGTCGCCTCCGCGTCGCTCGACCTCACAGCCCCAGTCGTATAGGTCACGGTCCCGCCGTTCGTCGTCTTCATGTTTCGCTCCTTCAGCTCTCGGATCATTCGCAGAGCGAACGAGGCTAGAGAACCTCCAGTGCCAGTCCAGCAGTTTGCCGGACCGAGCCTGCGGCAGAGCTGCTCCGCGGCGGCGAGGTCGGCGTCGGTCACGGCAGCCGGTATCCCAGCGACCACAGAATCCGGGCGAGATCGCGGCCGGCCCCCGAGACGGTCTCCTCGGCCAGGTCGGGGAATAACTGGTGGAGACCCTCGTGGATCTCCGTCTCGAGGCGAGCCCGGCCCCGGAGCCGCTGGTCGATCAGGACCTTCCGCTCAAGGTCCGGCCGCCGCTCGTCGGGCGTGATCGACCAGCCCGCGGCCCGGCCCCGGAGGCGGGCATACCTCCACAGGACGCGGAGGCCTCGGATCTGGAAGTGATGGTCGCCACTCACGACGACCTCACTCGGCCGTCGGCCGTGATCCTGTGATTCGACACGTCGAAGGATCCGTCCGCGTGGGTCGTAACGGCCGCGAAGCCGTGGTTCCACTTATTTAGCCTCGCGTACTCGGGACGAAGGTCACACAGGCAGCCGGTCGACCAGCAAAAGACCTCATGCCCGAACATGTCGGGTTCGCAGTGTCCCGAGGTCCGGTGGCCGTGGCCCTCGAGGACGGTGTGGTGGAGTCGCAGGAACGCTCCGCGGGCCTGGTTCACCGGGGCCGAGATCCCCTTCCCCTTCTCGTGTCCGTGAAGGATCGGCAGCTTCCCGGCCATGATCGGCCGCTGGTCGTCGACGAGCGTGATGTCGTGCTGGTCGAGACGGAGCCAGGACGCGAGCCCCATCTCCGGCTGGTCGGATATCTCCGGGGCGTGTTGCCACAGCCAATGCGCCCAACGCTCCTCATGGTTTCCCGTTTTGAACACGATCGGGATCGTGGGGAACTCCTGGCGGATCCACGACACGAGCTGGCGGATCTGCTCGATCTCGCCTTTGAAGTTTCTGTGTCGCGGATTCTTCGTCCACCGACTGATCGCGTAGAAATCGCAGGTGTCGCCATTGAGGACCAGGGCGTCGATCCCGCTCGACTTCAGGTCGGCGACCGCGGCCCCGAGGGCGACCTCGGAGTGATACGGGACGTGGATGTCGGACAGGACGCCGATCGTCCCGACGACCCCCAGGTCGTGAGTCTCCCATGGCTCGGCCTTGCTCTTCGGCATCGTCACCACCTCGCCGGCGGCCCGCGGCTGCCGGTGGAGCGACGAGTCAGCCGACGATCCACGCTGCCGTTTTCCCTTGATCCCGAGCTGGTGCCGGATCCGCTGGTATCCCTGTTGAAGCGTGATGGCTCCGCCGGTCTCGGCCGCGAGCCGGCGGCCGAGCGTCCTGGCCGGGGCGTCTGGGTGCAACTCGACGAGCTGCCGGGCCATACGCGTGATCTCGTCGCCGCCGATCTGGCCCTTGCGCATCCGGCCCTCCGTGCTTGGGTCGGCGGCCGTCCCTGGCCGCGGGCCTTCACCCTACGCTATGGGGTCCCCGGATCAATCTCCGCCGGGGCCGTCGAGCCAGGCGGCAGGCCGAGCCATTTTGCCCCGGCCGCATTCATGGCCGCTTGCCTACCGTCGCAGCCACAGGGGCCGCCGACCACGGCCTGGACTCGTTTTTTTGTGATTCCAATCGCGTCAAGAAACATCGAGACGTAATCCCCAAGGCCACGCCCCTGCCGTGGGTATGCCGCGTGCGACGGATCAATCTGCAACCAGTCTCCGTCCTCCGAGACGACGCACGGCATCGCCGCGACCACGCTCGCGCCACGCTCACGGCATCGCGCTTCAAAGTGTGACCTGTGGCACGTTATCAAGGGAGCGGATTGTCGCACGAATCAAGCCTCCCGAGTTTTACGTTTAGGGACGCGGCACTGTACGAATCAAAGCAATCAGATACGTTTCCAAAGTCGACGTATGTGTATGTGTTGTGCCATGAAGAAACTCCAGATAGCAATCCTGAGATCCCATTCCATGCAATATCTATCGACAGATCGTTTTTGATGTGCGGCCCGCACGAAGTGGCCGGAAATGTGGGGCAATATGCAGGTAGAGAAATGTCGGCAAAAACTTGCGCATATTCGGACGCGGTTAGGTTCTGGGAATCCCACGTTTTTACGATATGCCTGTGACCGCCAAAAGCCGGCAAGGTGGCAAGATAGGCGCTATAACTGCCGCCTGGAACGTACTGGTTACATGGATGCGTAGCGGAGGTTCCGTCGTAAGCAACGACGTCGCGCCGTATTTCGACCCTAGTGACGAACGACAGCTGGAGCCGCTGCTTTCCTGGTGATTCCATGTTTAGATTGCAACCAAACCGAAGCGATATATCAGAACGCGCAAAGAACCGTTTTCCGGACAGGCACCTCGCAGACAGCGGAGACAAGTCGGCCGTTTTCTCGAGCGTGCTTATGTACATTGCGTTTAGTTCTCCGTCCGGCGAGGCGAACGTACTAAAACCGTTGACCCCAAAGCCGACCATGTATTTATAGGTACGATCAATATTCGCTGAAATCTGCGACAGCCTTTGAACGTCCGACCATTCACCACCAGAATATCCGCAGTCGGGTAGTCCGCTTGCGTCAAGGTTTTGCGACTGAGTCACAAAGTCATTCGCACGCCTCGCCTGTATTTGCGACACGTTCAAGCCGTCTTGATACGAGGACTTACATGCCCCAACGCCTCCAAGGGTAAAACCGCTGGGCGTCAGAAACTGCACGTAATATGGGCAGATGTCTTGACACCCAGGGCTCTGGCAGCAACACGCGCAGCCGGGAAATAGCACCATCAAGAGCACTCCGCCGCGACAACATACCAGCGGCCGTTCCCGTGGAGCGCGACCGAGACAAACTTTCCGCTCGCGATGTTCGCGTATTTGTTCACCACATTCTCGACCGTCGCTCCGGTGGTCTGGGTCTCGTTCGGCGGCGTGCCGCTCTCCCAGACGTTCAGCGTCGCCGTCGTGCCCTTATTGAACGCGGCCGAGGTCTTGCACAGCCGGAGCGAAAAGTCGTCTCCTCCGGCGTCGCGAAACCGGATCCCCGGCATGTCGCGGTTTCCGGCCTCGTAGGCCTTCGTCGCCGCGATCACTCGACGAGCGCCGTCCTCGGAGAATGCGACAGGCTTCGTCATGTGGGGATAAACACCGGCGTCCCGAAGCCGGTCGTGAAGTTTGCCGTCTCGTAGATATCGACGCCGTCGCCGTTATTGATCACGGTCGGCTTCTGCCCGACGGCTTTCTTCGTGCCGTCGTTGTTGAGGGCGACCGGTTGCTTCACCGGCTTCCCGTCGTTGCCGGTGATCGTCTTCCGCTCTCCGCTCACCTTCTCCATGAAGCCAACGTCCCACGGCTTACACTTCCAGGTGTCGGGGTCGTAGCGAAACTCCCAGTGGGCCTCGATGTAGTCGAGCGTCGCCCCGTCGTTCGCTCCGTCGAGTTTGGAGACGCTGACCTTCTTCGCGCTCTTCAGGTAGCACTTCACCGTTTTTTCGGGGTAGCTGCTCCAGCTCGCGTTATTCAGTTTCCCGGCGTAGGCCCCAGCCGCGGCCCCGAAGGTTGCGTCCGACGCGTAGCACTTCACGAGCGACCAGGCGACCTCCTCGCGCTCTCGCTCCAGGCCCTCGAGCGGATCGCCGGCCGCGTTCGTGATCGAGACGCCGGCCGTGTCGCGGAAGACAGGGACGGTCGCGGTCCCGCCGCTCCTCTCCCAGGAGTCCTTCGGGATCCCCGAGGCCTGGGGCGTCTTCGAGGGGGGCGGGACGTAATACTTGACCGCGAACAGCCACCGCATCCCCTCGCGGCCTTCGGAGTCGAGCGTGAACTCCATCGCCTTCAGCGCGGAAAACTCTGGGTGTGAGGCACCCCAGACGATCCCGCCGGTGGCGAGCGTCTGGAGGATCTCGAGGCGGGTCGTAGTCGGCGAATCGACGCGGACCTGCCAGCGTTCCGTCGCCTGGAGCGACTCGCCGAACTTGCCCGAGCAGCCTGCGCCGTCGAGGATCCGCTGGTAGGAGACGACAGCCATTAGAAGTCCTCGACGACGGTGAATCCATCCTCGGCCGTATTGGCGGCGATCTCTTGGAGCGCGTCGAGCTGCTGCTCCTGCACGTCACCGGCACCGCCCCTCATGAGTCGGAACATCTCGGCCACGCCGGCCGACGACCGCGAGTCGATCCCCTTGATCGCCTCGGAGATGTTTACGACGACTGGCGGCTTCAGCTCTGGTGGCTTCGGTGGCTCCGCGGCCGGAGGTATCGCCGGTGGGCGATCGCTCAGAGCTTTCTCCGCCATGGAGACAAGGTCCGTGAATGTCGTCAGCGGCTTCCGCTGCTCCGCGACCGCATCAGTCAGGCGAGAAACTTCCGCGGCGAAAGCCTGGTCGAGCTGCGTCACGAATCCGCCCGACCCTTCGACCGCGACCTGAGGAGCCAGGCCTGCCTGGATCTGGGCCTGCATCTCGTTGAGTCGCTTCGCTTCCGCAGAGATCGGCACGCCGAGAGTGTCGGCCGCCGCGAAGTACATGTCGCGAAACCCGTTGACGACCTGGTCGGCGACTGTCGCCAGGTACTTCGCCCCGTCTACGATCCCCTGCCCGATCGACTTTCCGATATCTTTTCCGTCGAGGTCGCCGAGGAACTTCTCGATCCTGGGTATCAGGCCCTCGACGGCGGACCCGATCAGCTCGACCGCCGGCCTGATCCCCTCCGCGATCTTCGCGAAAAGTGGCTCGACGGCCGTCAGGACCCTGGAGACGCTGGCGGCGATCGACTTGTAGAGCGGCTCGAACGCGGTCCCGATTGTCGAGAAGACGTTCGAGGCCTTCGCCGAAATCATCCGCTGCATGTTTGCGAGCGAACCGCTCGTTCGCTCGAAGTCGCCTTGTGCCGATGCCGTCTGGCGCAGGATCGCCGCGTATGCTGCCTGGGCCTTGATCGCAGGCGACAGCGACCCGGTTGTCGACTTGATCAGCCCCTGCGACAGGGCCTCCTGCTTTAGCGTTGCGTCGTCCAGCAGCACTCCGAACCGGCGGATCGGCTCTGCCTCGCCTCGGAGGGCAGCCCCGAGGGCTCCGATAGCGTCCTCGACCGAGGAGTTGTTGAACGACGCGAGATCGGCACTGAGGGCCGTCATGGTCGTCGCGTAGTTTGCGGCCTCCTCCTTACCCATCCCCATCGCAGTGAATAGGTTCCCGAATGTGCCGGTCGCCGACAGGGCAGCGGATTCGGCGATGCCGATCCGGCTGGCAGTCTTCGCGAACTCGGCGACCTTCGCCGCGGAGGCCCCGAATATCACACCAGACTTGCTCGTTTCTTCGCCGAGCGATGTGGCGGCATCGACCGCAGCCGACAGCGACGACACGGCACTCGCCCCGAGACCCGCGACAGACTTCGCTGCGGACATCGCGCCACCGACAACCGACCCGAAGAGCTGCGCCCCGCTGATCGCCGTCAGGAGTCGCATATTCGACGACAGACTGGCGACATCGGACTGGAGGCTACGGAGCGACGAGGAGGCCGACTTCACTCCGGACGTGAGTCCGGACGTGCTCGCGGTGAATACGGCCGAGACTTTTCCGATCGACGCCACACTAGCCTCCTTCCTTGGTCCAGCCCTTCAGCTTCTCCGCGATCTCGTCCTCGGTCATTTCTCGGTCCGGGTCATAGTTCGGCAGAAACAGATCAACGAAGTCGGACCCAGGCTTCGCCCCGAATGCAGCGATCGTGAACAGCGTCCCGCGTGCCGTCCGGAGCCAGTCCTCCCCGAATGGTTCGACGCGGTAGTAGGCCATCCACCGATGGACCTGGTCGATCGTTACTTCGTGTTTCCATTCCTCGACCTTCGGGATCTTCAGGTGTGCTGCCAGCCGGTACAGGAAGCGTTCCGTCAGTCCTGACCGGCTTCGGAGTTTTTTTCGTGATCCTGGACGACCTGCTCGCCGCTCCGGAGGACGGTCTTCCAGCACTGGTCGTAGATCCACATCACGACCGCGTGATTCGCCGCGAGGACCTTATCGGCCGCCAGGCCGCAGGGCTTGCCGTTCACGTCGCAGACGCAGGTCGTGAGCGTCTTCGCGATCAGGGCAGCCGAGGCCCGGCCGGCCGTGCCGTCCGGCTTGATCAGGTCGCCGTGAGCGTTCACCAGCTCGTGCCACTCGCGGAACGTGGGCGACCGCAGGTAGACGGCGTCGATCGTTCCGGGCGGCGTGATGGTCACGACATCGGGCGTAGTGTCGAGGGCGCTCATGATCCTTCACCTGTGAGTTTGAAGACTGCCTGGCCGACCAGAAACTCGCCGACGCTGCCGGTCACGTCGAACGACTCGAGGTAGGCCGGACGAGTCAGCGATACGCCGTCCGCGAACACCGACACACTGGAGCGATACCCGATATCGGCATTCACATACGGAGGGCATCCGTAAAGTGTGACCTCGACTGTCCCCGGATCAATCGCGACACAGTCGTAGGTTTTCACGATCCTCGCGTTCGCGCCGGAGCCGACGACCTCGCTCGTGATGTTCGTCTTCTCGACGAACACGGCCGCCCCTGGAGAAACCCGCCAGCGAGTGATCCGGCCCAGATTCTGTCCGGCGAACGAGCAGGACGAGCCCTGCGACGAAGGAGTCGGCATCGTGACCGGCCTCCCTTACGTCAAGCCGCATAATCCGAGGTATAGTTCGCCGACCACTTCTTCAGCTCGCCGACCGCGTCGTCGCTCGTGGAGTCCATGCACTTACAGACGACGCCTTCGGCCGTGATCGTGGAGCCCTTCGCGGGCTTCGTGGCACCCAGGCCGTCGATGGTCACCGTCACGATCGCGCCGGTGTTTCCGTTCTGGCCGTAGTCGGTGAGTCCGTTCTCGTAGACGCGAGTCGATCCGTGAGCGAGCGACAGCGTCGAGGCGTCGAGCTGCGGCGTCACGTCAGACTTCCGCGAGACCTTCACGGTCGCCTTCGTCGCGCCGGAAACTCCGAACGCGGCGAACCCCTGAGAACTCGTAAACGTCGGGTCTGGCACGTCTGCTGCTCCTTATGCCGCTGGCGGATAGTAGGAGAACTCGACCGAAAACGTCGCGTATTTGCCGACCTCGTAAGACTTCTCGAACGACTCGCAGATCCAGCCGGTCGTTACATTGGCTGCGGTGATCGCGAGCGTGGTGTCCGACTTCAGATTCCCCGAGACGGAGCAGGTCCTCGTCGCCGTGTTCGTCCCGCCTTCGACCAGCGGAGGGGCCGCATACTGGCGAGTCGAGTCCCCGAGTACCGTCACGTCCTCCTTCGCGGTCGCCCCGGCCGTCTCGATATCCTTTAGGGAGATCGTCTTCGCGCCGGACGGGATCGTCGGGCCTGGAGAGGTCAGCGTGGAAATCGGCATGGTCTGCTCCTGTGTCGGACGTGGTCGATTTTATGGGGTGACGTGCGGGGCGAATCTCACTCGGCCCAGCGGATCTCGACCGACAGCTCGACCGTGTAGGTCGGCGTCTCGCGGCCCTCGAGGTAGTCGGGCTGGCCGTCCCGCTCGTCGAGAACCAGGCAGTGTTCGACCGTCGTCCCGTCGGCGGTGCCGGCGTACTTGTGGATCGCCGCGGTGATCTGGCCGGCGAGCGTCCAGGCCTGGACGTAGTCGTCTGCGTAGACAGCCACTAGGAACCGGGCGACCGGGTTCACCTGGTCGGCGACCGGCGTGTCGTCGAACGTGTCCGCGAGGACCTGCTCGCGACTCGTCGCCTCGCGGGCGTAGATCGTGAAGGGAGGCGACTGGGTGCCGGTCATACCGACCGGCCAGGCCGTGGCCGAAGTGGCGTCCTCGATCGCTTCCTTTAGCCAGACGTGCGGGGTGCTCATGTTTTTCCTATCGTGGGGCGACGCCGGCCGCGAGACCGCGTTTCGACATGCCTGGTCGCATAGGCGAGTTTGCCTCGGCGACGGCCTTGTCGAGAGCCGCAGCCATTTCGACCTCTAGCTTGGCGAGGACGACCGCTCGCGAGGCCGCGAGCGTTTTATCTATGATCCTTCGCGGCTCGATCCCGCGGGACGTTCCGAACTCCAGCCAGATCGCTTTTCTCGACTCGAATCCGTACTTGTATCCGACCACTCCGACGACGCTGCCGTCCTTATTCCGGCCGATGTATTTCGCCGTGAACGTCGCGGCCTTGCGGAGCGACCCGCCTCGTCGCTTGTAGTTCATCTTTAGCTCGCCGCGGACGACGGCGGCCTTCACGCGACGGCCGCCACCCTTCGGCGTGTTCGCCTTCAGGATCTTCACAGCGTCCTTGCCTGCCCGCTTCATGGCGGCCTGTAGATGCTTCTTCGCGACACTGCGCGGCAGCTCGTTGTAGCGCCGCATCAGCTCGCCGACCTGGCCTCCCATGTCGCTCCAGGAGAGAGAGATCATGCGACCTGCTCCTCGACGGTCAGCTCGAGGTCCTCGCGGTTCCCCTGCTCGACGACGGCCGAGATGTAGAGGAGCCGGTCGCCGCGGGCGAGCCAGCGGAGACGCTGGTCACCTGCCAGCCCGGAGCGGTAACGCGTGTAGACCGTGGCCGAGATCCCGCCGCCGACCTGGCCGCGGCGGGCCTGCTCGTTGTAGCTCGTTGCCTCGTAGGAGCCGAAGATCGTCGCGACCGTCTCCCATGTCTCGACGGTCCCGCCGGCCGCGTTGCGGCTGCGGACGGGCCTCTCCAGGACGAAGACTTCGCGGTAGCGGCCGGCAGCTCGTGCCATCACCAGCCCCCATTCCACGAGCTTGCCGCGAGGAGCGTCTCGAATGCCATGGGCAGCTCGCCCCCGCCTTCGGTGTTCAGGACGCCGCGGTTCTCGAACGAGTGGTTGACGTAGGCCAGGAGGGCCGAGCGGATCGTGGGCTCGATCACGCCACCAGGAGCGACGCCTCCCCAGTAGACGACGACGACCTTCCCGGTAGTCGGGGTGTCGAGCGTCAGGGTCGCCGGGAACGCGTCCTCGTCGACCTCGTAGTCGCCGGCCGCGAGGGCGACGCCGTCGACGGTGACGGTGATCGGGTAGGTGGCCGAGATCAGAACCGGAGGGGCCGGCAGGTCGAGCACGTCTCCGCCCGTCTGCCACGTCGCTCGATACTGGGTCGCGACGAGCGTCACCGAGAGCCGCCGCTCGATCAGCCGCCGGGCGGCCGCGATCTTATCCAGGAGAAACCGGTCGTGTTCCGTCTGGTCCTGGGCGAGCGCGACCTGGGCCTTCGCCTCGGTGAGCGTCACCGGCTCGACGATAGGCCACTGGAGGACGCGGATCGTGTCGGGCTTCGCCATGCTCGCCTCCGGAGGTCCCTATAGTCAGAGAGCCGGGGCCGGCATCCCTGCCAGCCCCGGCCCCCGAGAATCACATCGTCGAGGGTCAGGCCTTCGCGAGGCGACCCACGAACTCCGGAGCGTGGTTGCTCACGCCGAACCGGGTGTTCGCGACGTAGAGCACCTGTCGGTTCCGCATCAGGATCTCGCGGCCCGCTTCGATCTCGAGGCCGCTGTCCTTCAGTCCGACCACCGTCGACATCGAGAAGTCGCCGTAGAGGGCGAGCGTCGTGGAGGGGAGACCCTTCACGAGGTAGACCGGAGCACCGAAGATCGTCGGCACGACCCGGCCGCCGCCGACCGTGAGGGTCGTCTGCTGGGCGGACCAGATCTTCATCAGGTCGACCCAGCCGGCACGCGAGCAGACCCACGAGCTGGTACCCATCACGGTCTCGTCGACCTTACCGACAACGTCGGCCAGGTTCGCGAGGCTCGTCGCCGTGGAGCCGGCCGCGACGGTGATCGTGTTGCCAGCAGCAACCCCAGCCGCGAGGCCGCCGATCGTCGGGTTCGACGCCTGGCCCGCGAGCCAGAGAGCGTCCATCTTCTGAGCGTAGGCCAGAGCGAACCGCTCCGCCACGAGGCCGGCCACGTCGAGCGGCGAGTCCTCGATCAGGCTTCGCGAGATCGCGACCGAGCCCCGCATCTCGTACATGGTCAGGGTACCGACCGAGGACACGAGGTCCTGGTCCGTGGTCGCGGTGCCTTCCGCGACGAGGCTCGCGGTCGCGTCACCGACCTTCGGGAAGTCGATCTTCTGGCCGCGGGGCCGGATGACCGTCGCGAGCTGGAGCGCGACCGACGCGTACTGGAGCCGGTTGACGATCGCGCCGTACAGCTCCTTGTAGACGTACTCGGCACCGATCCCGTCGTAGGTGCTCGAGGTCTCGCCCATCGCTCGGGTCTCGCCCGTGTAGAGGGCCTTCAGGTACGAGCCGACGGCCTCGGCAGCACGCCGCGAGCTGAAGAGCTTGATCCCGCTCCGCACGTCGGCGGGCTCCTGGAAGTCTTCGACCGCGGCCTTCTCGGCAGCCTTCGGCGAGCTGCCCGGCGTGCCGGTCACTCGTCGCAGGTTCGCGATCTTGTCGTCGAGGTCACGCTCCGAGCCGGCGTCCTTCGACACGGCGTCGGCCTTCTGCATCAGGCCGGAGAGTCGCTCCTCGATCCGGGTCCGCTCCTCGTCGTTCGAGGGCTCGACCGAGCGGAGGGTCTCGATCTCGGTGGCGATCTGAGCGGCCTCATCCTGGAGGCGAGCGAGTCGGGGCGACGGCATAGGGGAGTCCCTTCGTGTTCGTGTGGTGTCCTTACCGCACATCACGATATGAGAGGCCGCCGCGGCAGAATCTCGCGGAGCGTTCTATCGTAGGACGGTCAGCGACACGTCCCCGACGTGCATGTCTTCGCACGCTCCGCGACACATCGCGGGCACTTGCAGCCGCAGCGTTGCTCGATCCGTCCGTCGGGTTTCCACACGCCGCGGACGCACGTCTTCCCGCAGTCGCAGTCCTGCGGCGTCGGGGCCGGCGGAGCCGGAACGTCGACGAGCATCGAGGCACGAGCGGCCGACACGGCCGCGGCGGCCTTCGGGGCCTCGAGGTCGACGGACCTCGGGTCCGACGACAGCCAGACCAGGAAGGCGATCAGGGCATTCCAGATTCCGGAGAGCATCACCACCCCCTTCCGTTGTGAATGATCGGATAGCCGTCGTCTCCGATGTTCGCAGCCCTGGCGACGTGGTGGTCGGGCTGCGGCTCCTCGGGAGGCTTCTCGGCCAGGAGGGCAACCCAGAGCAGGCTCCGAGCGGTCCTGGCGATCCACCGCACGACCGGCCTGTCGGCAGGCTTCGGCGTGCCGTCATGCGACGAGGCGAGCCAGTAGCCGACAACCAGGGCGACAGCGACGGCGGCGAGCGTTCGGCGATCCATGGCAGACCTCAAGGCGTGAGCGTGAACGTGTGCGGAGCGAACCAGTCGGCGATCGTTTCGGGCGGGGCCGGCGTCAGCCAGTTTCCGTTATGGAGATCGCGCCAGCCGAAGCCAGCGACCGAGCCGACCGCGAAGGAGTCCTTCTGTCGGAGCATGGATTCCACGACAGGCCGAGTGACCCAGAACGAGCCGTCGGGCTGATCGGCCGGGAACTTGCCGCGGTAGGTGATCCACTTCGGCCCCCACGAGTTGAGGCACAGGAGAGCGTCCGACGGCGATCCGTTCGCCTGGTAGCGAA